TCTTTTGGAATTAAAACTAATGTATCTTCTACTAAAGTTATAAATCCTTTAAATTTCATTTTAAGATAATGAAGATTAGGCACACTACTAATAACATTAATTAACAAATTGTCAATATATCTTTCATTCTTTTTTAATTTTATAGTTGGTTCTACTGAATATTCTTTTTTATCAAAATCTAAAACTATTTTATAATCCATCAGTTACTCCTTTAGATTTATTTATAATCCATAGTAAAATTAAAACCTTTTTCATCCATATGCAAAACTATATTTCCATTTTTATCAGTTCTTAAAACTTTTATTTTTTTATCTTCTAATAATTTTAACATATCAGTATTTATATTTTTTTGAATATTACTTATAATTACATGACTTGGATTAATCTTTTCTAATATTTCTTTTTTTATATTTGCTTTATCGTTCCAATTTGAAACTTCTAAAATTATATTTTTCTTTCCTTTTAAAAAATCAAAATTAATTTTACTTTGTAGTTCTTCGCTTAAATTATTTAATAAAATTACAACAGTATCTTCAATACAAATAACATAAAATAAACCTTTGCTTCCTTCCATTACTTGAAAATCAACAGCTACTGCACCTGCTCCTGTACTAATTGGTCTTGAAATATTATCGTTTAGAGTTAAATTCATACCAGCAGTTATTGTAGTATTCAAACTTTTTAAAGAACTTTCTTTAAATTTAATATATTCTTCACTTTCGACAAAACCATAAAATTTTGGGAAATAAGGAATGTCCAAATTTAATTTTATTTCTTTAAAAGCTCTTTCTAAACCTACAAAACTTGATTTTTCAAAACTAGAAATAAAAATATTATCTAAAGATTTTAATTTTATTTTTTTTAAATAATCGGTTATTTTATTTTTATCTAATCCACCGTCAATTAATGCGTTTATATCATTATCGATATAATCATATTTAATTTGCATTAAAGTAGAACTGCCAATTCCCACTTGCACAAAATGTACTTTTGCTTTATTTTCAGCATATATTAAATTTGTAAAATTAAATAATAAAATTAATGTTAATAAACAAGAAATTACTTTTTTCATTTTTTTCTCCTTTAAATTATATAAGTATCTTCTATATTACCAGCAATTATTCCATCTGGCAACTCTTCATTTATTTTTAATAATGAATTTTTACCAAGAGGTTTAGCTTCTGCTTTTTCTTTTAATAAAGCCGTTGAATTAACTGTTAAATAAACATCCGATACATTTATTGCACCATTAATTCTAATACTAAAGGTATGTTTTCCAGCTTCTAATTCAAAACTCCCTATATTGCTTGAAGTAGGTTCTTCTGAATAACTCTCTTTATCAGGATTTTTAAAAGTTAAAGTTTGTTTATTTGAACCATCAATTAATAAATAAATATAACCAGTAGAATTTGCTTCAATTCTTACATTTGCAGAAAATAAAAAATTAGGTTTAGTTATTTTTTTATCTAAGTTTGAAGTATCAGAAAAAGAATTAACTAAAGTAAAATCTAAACTTTGTCCTCTAATTGTTTTATGCCAAGGTACTGGTCTTTCCTTGCTTTCTCCATTAGTGCCGTTTATAGTTACCATTTGTGCTAAAGTATATACCCACGAACTAAATACATTTAATTGTTTTAAACCCATAGGTATATTTTCACAAGTATAATTTCCTTTAATTGCAATTCCTTGTAAATTAATTTTATATTCTTTTACAAGTAATACATAATTATAACCTTGCCATTTAAAATTAAAAGTAGTTCCAATTGGTAAATATCCATAATAATTTATATTAAAAGTTTGTTTAAAATATGACCTTTGCAATAATAATTGTGTTGCGATTTTACTTGCTTCAAGTGGATTTTTAAATAATCTTGATCTTATTGTACCACCAAAAACGCCATTACCACCTAAAGTTTTCATTTTATTAATTTCTGTAGTATCTTCTACTACAAATGAATTAGTTCCATCTGTGATAAAAACTTTGTTTAAATATTCTGTTGCATCTTGATTACTGTTTGTAATAGTAAAAGAAGTTTTTAAATCGACTGGTGCTTCATATTTCATTTTTTGAAAAAAGTTTAATTTTTTATTAGCCCCAATATTCCAAAAATAACCTGTCAAGTTACAAATTTCATTCATCAACTCTTCAGCACTTCCAATTAAAAAAGAATAATCAAGAGGCAACGCTTCGCTTTCATCTATATTTCCAAGTGTAACTCCATTTACGCTTAAATGAGTAGTTACTAATCGTCTTACTAAATCAGAATAAGTCCTTATCGTTTCAGTGTAAAAATAAGTTACTGTTGTTTTTTTTAATATATCTTTATAACCTACACAATTTAAAGAAGTTGTCCAGCGTTCGTCTATCGTTCCACCATTTACAGGATTATTAAAAGTTTTTATAAATCCACCAAATAAAATAAAAGAAGTTCCATCCGCTTTGCCATAATATATTTTAATTTCTGAATTTAATAAAATCTTTTTTCGGTCATCGGATAAAGGTGGAAAATCTAAAATATATTTATCCATATTGTCTAATGCAACCAGTGTACAAACCAAGCTATCATCTGAATTTAAATTTTGAATTAAACTAAAACTACTTTCTGTTCTATTCAAATAAGGCGTATAATTAAATCCGTTTATATTAACTCTTATATGGTCGCCATCTATTGCTAAATTTGGTGCTTCTATTATTTCCGCCATATTTTCAACTCCTTAATTATGCAAGTCCTGACATAACCTGTCTAAATTGATTTGTAATTTGTTCTGTTGTAATTCTAGTTTGTTGTGGGTCTGTAAACGCTGGATTAATTATATTAACATTAACATTTCCAAGCGACGCTCCTTTATAACTTTTTGGAATTGCTGGAATTGAAAAATTATTAGATGATGGAATTGTTGGCCCTTGTTTATTAGACTTGTTAAATAAATCATTTTGAATATCTTTTACGTCTATACCACCATATGTTATTTTTCCTTCTTTTTTATTTTTATTGCCTGTAGTTGCTACATCATAATATTTATCAGCTAATTTTGGAGAAATAGAACGGATAGCATCATATATAAAATCTGTTTTAAGATTTGTTACAAATTCACCAAAACCTCCTATTGTGGTGTCCCATAATGCTTTAACTAAAGCTTGTCCTATAGCAATTCCAACCTTACTTGCTATATCTATTAAAGGACTTTCTAATGTTTTAAATAAAACATTTACCGCTTTAGACATATCTTCACCAGCCATTTTTATCAATTTTGATAAAGCGTTTCCTATAGCTTGTGTATCATCATTTTCAATAGCTATTGCTAACTCTTTTATTAAATTAGTGTATTTATCCATAAACTCTTTAATAAAACCTGAATTAGGTAAAAAAACTGCAATTTTTAAACCCTCCCAAGCGGATTTAAACCTGTTCATTGCTCCAGTTGTTGTATCAGTCATTATATCATATAAATTATTTAATCTTGCTTTAGAAGTAGCACTTGCTATTTCCATTTCAACCCTTTTAAACTCTTCATCTTTACCAATTAAAGACATTGCATCCCCTAAATCAAAAGCGTTAAAAATTTTGTTCATTGTTTCTAATTTTTCACCACTCGCCATATTTTCAGTATATGATGATAATTGAGAAAACAACTCTCTAAAATTTAAAACTTCGCCTTTTTCATTTGTAGATTTAAAGCCAATTTCTTCTAAATATTCAGCTTTTTTTTGCTGTGGAGCCGCTAAACTTCTTAAAAAATTTCTTGAGCGTGTCCCTCCAGCTTTTCCTTTTTTTCCTAAATCACCTAAAAGTCCAATCATAACTAAAGCATCGTCTAGTTGGTTTGGTAAAATCATTCCAGTTGAGCCAAGTTGAATTAAGGATTGTAATATTCCCATTTGAGTTGTGTTTGTTATATTCGCTGTTGCTGTTAATTTGTTTGCAAAATCAAGACTATCTGTAATGTTATAAACTTTTTCAATATCTGTAAATAAATCTGTAATAGGTGCTAAATCTGTTACTTGTGCCGTTTCTGCAATTTTTAGCATAACAGGTAAACTTGACATGGTTTTTTCAATAGATACTCCAGCTCTTGCATAAAATTGGGACGCTTCCGATACTTGCACTGCTGAAAATTTTGTATCAAGCCCTAACTTTCTAATGGTTTTACCTAAAATGTCCGATTGAGTTTTAAACTCAACATCAGAACCACCAAACGAACCTTGAAAAATACCTAAAGCACCAGCCATATTATATTCATATTCTGCACCAGTTGTTATTACACTTTTTCCAAATCTGCCTAAAGCCCTTGCTCCTTGTTGTACAATTCCGCCTAAAATAATCCCACCAGCGATTTTACCTATGCTTGAAAATATACTAGTAAAACTTTTTGTTATTGGAGAACTTGCTCCTCCTCCAATACTACCTCCAATTCCTTTACCAATATTTTTACCTAAATTTTCTCCAAGAGTTTTACTTTTTGCCAATAAAGGAGTTGCAACATTTTTATCAAAAAGAGGTCTTATTCCTTTTCCAACATTTCTAGTTAACCCATCTTGCATATCTTTAGTTATTTGTTTTTGCATTTTTGAATTACTATTTATGATTTTACTAGTTACTGAATTTTCGTAAGATTTTTGTAATCCTTTGCCAACATTTTTAGTTAATCCATCTTGCATTTTTTCAGTTATTTTTTTGTTATGCTTTTCTGTAGCATTTAAAATTTTATCAAGTACATTCGTTTGAAAAGCTTTTTGTATTCCACTTATATTTTTACCTGTTGCTCCATCTTTCACTGCTTGTGATAGTTTAGTTTTCATTATATTAATTGAATTTTTATCTAAACTAACGCCAATTTGTATACTTCCGTCGTTTGTCATTAATTACCCTCTTTTCCACAATATTTGTGCTTTATCAATCCATTTTTTCATATTAATTCTTTTAGATACAACGAACCACTGAGAAGTAGCTGTTGGATTTTTTACTGTTTTAATTCTACTTGATGGTAAATTATAAACTTTTTTTGCATAATGAAAACCATTATTTCCAGCTGGATTATATCTTATTATACCTTTAGAAAAATTACTACTACTTTTTACATCTTGTTTTAATCTTGAAGTATCAAGCGGTACAAATTTATCAGTATCATCTATTATAGTGTTTAAAAGTGCTGGTCTTACTTTTTCAAATCTTTTGTTTATTTTATTAGAAATGCCCAAATCATTAAATTTAAAATTAAAATTCAAAACAAATCCTCCTAAAATAATTTTTATGTAAGAGGTATTAATTTAACGCCTCTTTTTTCCTAAATGTAGGAAATTTAATTGAAATGTTTTTATATTCATCTTGTATTTTTTCTAAATTGTCAAGTGAATAAGTATGCAACATATTAATTCTAAAATCTTTATAATCTTTATTATTTTTGTATTCGTCATCATTTAAAGCAGTTCTAAATTTTGCCAAAACGGATAAAGTATTTTTTTCGTCTTGCATTAAATTTAAATCTGACATTAAAAATAAAAATTCAGTATATGTTATTTCATCTTTTATTAAATCGATATTATATATTTTTTTAAAGTTAGAATAAACAAATCCAAAATCTGAAAAAATACATAATTTTTCTGTTGTATTATTTTTTATTTTTATATATTCTTTATATTCATATTTTGGACTAAATAAATAATTACTTATCTTATCCCAACATTCATATAAACTTATTTCTCTTTCAAGAGTAATAGGCGTTATACTTCCGTCTTTGTTTATTTCTTTTAAATTTAAAATATCAAATATTTCTTTATAAGTTATTTTTTTATTAATTCTAAATTCATTTTGTAATTTATAAATATTTTTAAATGATATATCAAATTCTAATATACAATCGTTTAAAATTATTTTATTTAAAGAGGCAATATCAACCGATGGATTATATTCTGATAGTTTAGTTATATATTTTTTTTTTCCAATTCTGAATTTTCTTCTACAAATGCTGTAGGATTAAGAACTTCGTGAAATTGAATTATAATTGCTTTAAAATGCAAATCATCTTTTGTAATTTTAACAACCATATCAAAATTTTCTTTAAAAATTAACTTTCCAATTTCATTACAAATTTTAATATCTAATTCATTTGGATTTATATTTACAAACTCTTTATCAATTGTAGAATAAATTTCTAAAAGCTCTTTATAAAACTTTTCTTTTTCTTTTTCTTCAAAATTTAAATTTAAATTGTAAATAGAATGTTTTACTGTAAGTTCTGTATAATAATTTAATATTGCTCCAAACTCCAGCTCATCAATTTTAATTAAAATTTCATGTTCTATTGTAGAATTATTAATATTATCAAATTCATTTAATTTTATTAAATCATTAAATATTAATTTATCTCCTATATCTAATCTTAATCCACCTTTTAACATTTAACGCCTCTTTCTTAAATAATTTTAAACTTCTTCTGTTTCTTCTTCTTCAACTAATAATCCTGATTTAACTAAAAATTCAACATCTTTTTTAAACTCTTCGTCTCTTTCAGCTCTACTTAAAGTTAAATTTGGTTTTATCATATTCTTTTTTACAATTGGCAAGTTATAAATTGTCGTATAATCTGTAGTTGTCATTTTTGCAGGTACTCCTTGATGTTCAAGTGTAAAAGATATTTTCATAAAGCCACTTGCATCAAACATAGGCGTGAAGTTTGTCAACATAGCAGTACCAACTCTGTTATCACCTGTGCCTAAATTACACATCCAAAACTTTACATTCCTTGCAGTTCCAGTTTCATATTGCATTTTGGTTAATTCAATTGTTACTTCGTCGGTTTTCATTACTGGAAGTTCTACATTGTAAGAACCATCAACGGAAGTTACTAATTTTAATTTACCTCCGCCCAAAATATAAGGTTGTTCTGTAGCTATATCTTCTTTAGAGGTACTTTTAATATCAGTTGCTATCGTAGCATTTTCTATTTTAAATAAACACAAAATAACTGACCAACCAGCTACTAAATCATTTACATTAATTTCACCTGTAACATTTGCCATTTTTACGCCCCTTTCTTAATAATAACTTACATATAAATTAGCACTATAACCTAAATTTTTATTAGTATCTTCGCCTAAAAAACTTGTTCCATCAACTCTTCCAAGTGCAATTTTTGTTGATTTATATAAAATACTATTAATTCTAAAATGATTTATTTTTTCTACTATTTCATTTGAATTAATTACTTTATCGTTTCTTATTTCAATATTAAATATGCAATCAGTATAAATAATTCCTCCCATTGTGTTTCTTACAGGATTAGAATTTTTTAAATAAATTGATAAAGCATTTGCATTTTTATTTTTTTGTAACATTTCATTTTCAAATTTCATGATAGGACTATAAACTATGTCTTCTCCTGTTACCTCTTTTAATTTAATTTGTAAATATTCTACTAATTCATTAAAATTCGCCATTATCTCAACTCTATTTCTAAATGATGAATTGCATTATTATAAGGTTCTCGTTCAATTATAACTACATCAACAATAAATTCTTTTTCTTCATTTTCAAATTTAAAAATAATTTTATCTTCCAGTTCTGGAATTAAAAAAGGTTTACTATTTTCTTTATCTACAAATAATAAAGTAGAACTTGTAAAAACTTCTTGATTATTAAAAGTTTTATACATTTGCTTGTTTTGTTGTTTTAATTGTAATAATACATTTTTTATCAAAACAGGTTCTTCATATTGTGTATCAGTTTCTGAAAACTTTCTTTTGTAATATATTATACTATCAGGTAAATTTTCAAGAGGTATAGCCATTATTCAACCTTATAAAACTTATCAATAATATTAATCATTTTTTCTTTAAAATCTAACCATCTCATTTTATCTATAATAAGATGAATATCGTTAATTCTTAATGACATAACTACTAAGTCTTTATATTCTTCACTAGTCAATTTATCAGTTACTTCTTTATTAAAAAGTGATAAAAAAGTTGTTTCCTTATTATCACATTCAATTAATATTTTCGTTGAATTCATGTCATGTCTAAATTTTTCTAATAAATCGTAATTTAATTTTGCAAATTCATTAAATAATAAATCCATTTTTTCGATAATTTCTTTTTGTTGTTTTTGAAAATCAATCATTAGCAAATCCCCCTGTAGAACCAGCCAATCATGTCTAAATAATTATACGCTTCACTACTTATATTACCATGACTACTTTTTATATTAGATTTTGCATTATCACTTTTAGTATTAAAAGTTACTCTTCCAATTTTAGCTAAAGTGGGTTTTTCTGAATTACCCACCATTCCAAAATTAGAAGGATTATCAATAATAAATTTCATTTGTTCACAAATTGCTTTTTTGATATATGACCATTCAAGCATTTTTTTTGTGTTTAAATCAATTTGTCGTTGTACATTGTTATTATATCCAAGGTTGAAATTTAAAGTATCAACTGCTTTTCTCAATAAATATTCAAAATTTTTAGGTGCTTCCGTTATACCATAATAATTGCAATAATCTTCAGGTATTAATAAATATTCTTGATTACATGACATAAAATCACCTATTTTTTAGTTGGTTTTTTCGTTTCTTCTTCCTCAACTACTGGAGGTTCTTCGTTCTCTCCCTCTTTCGGAACTACTGGAGGTTCTTCTCCACTTTCAATAAAACCTTTTAGTTTTAAGTCTTCTATTTGTTTTATATCTTTATCATCAACTACTTTTACTATATTTAACTTTTCCAATTGCATATCTTTACCTCTTTTATCTATTTAGATATATTAGCAAATACTCCAGTCATTTGATTTTTTAATATCCATAAATCATGATGTAGTCTTGATTGTAATAACCAACCAGAACTTTTTTGATTTTCTTGTGGATTAAATATTTTAGCTTCTTCAATTTTAACCGCTGCTAATGGTGCAGTTCTTGCTGTAATTAACCAGTTTATATTTTTAGCTGTTGGCGCTGCTTCAAATCCAAATTTAGAAATTCCATCGTTAAAAACATATTTAGTTTTTAATAAAGAACTTGAAACTTCTCTAAAAATATGTCCATTTAGAATTTTTGCTTTAATATCTATATTACCATTTCTAAAATCAGTAACTCCAAATTGTTTTTGAATTTCAGGGCTGTTAGATAATATATTAACTATTTTAGGAGATAAAGTAATTATCAAATTAACATTTCCTGAATATTTATCTTGTAGCTCTGCAATATCGGTTGTTAACTCTTTTAATATTTTATCATCAGCTAAAGCCAATTCTCTACTTTTACCCTCTTTTATAGCAAGTTGTGCTATTTTAGAATATCTGTAAGCATCTATTTCAGGTATAACTTGAGTTCTCGTGAATGTAGCCATTGCAGTCATAGCATTGTCAAGAAAAGCACTTTCATCATAATCTCTACGGTCTATACAAAACTCTATACTTCTATCCATTTCCATAGTTTCTGTTTGCCATTCAAGTTTTAAGCTTCCTTTTGCGTAACCATCACATTTGGCATAATCACCTAAGCCATCTGTACTAAACTGTGGAAATTTAATTTCTTTTCCTCCACTATATTCTGAAGTATCTATATTTGAAGTCATCCATCCACTAGTAGCTTCATTTACCATCAATTCGTCAAGTTTTTTACTAAATATTATTGCTGGTGTTATGTCGTTTGCCATTTTTTTCTCCTCTTTTAATATTGAAAATTAGGACTACCTTTTTTTATTATTTTTTCAAATCTTTCCGACAACTTATCCTCTGTAGTTTTATTTAAATTTGGGTCATGAGGTGGAACTCCACCAAAACTTTCTATCTTAACTCCATTAAACCAATTCGGTTGTTTTGTTTTATATTCACTAATCCAGTCCTCAACTTTTAATTCAGGATTAGACTTTACTTCAGTTTGAAATTTTTGACAAGCGTAAAACAAATAAGCTTCATCGGTAATTCCAGCTTTAAATAAATTATTTTCTAATTTATTTATAGATTGTTTTTGTTCATATTCTAAAATAATTTTATCTTTTTCAAGAAGTAAATTTTCTTTTTCTTTAATTTGACTGTTTAAATTTTCTTTATCAATCATAAAGTTTTTTAAAGCATTTTCTTCTGTTCTTTTTAATCTATCTTTTAATTGACTTTTAGTTAAACTAACAACATCATCATCTTTAATAGCTGGTTCTTTTTCTAACTGCTTTTTAAAAGTTGCTGGTGGTGTTTCTACTATCGGTGTTAGTACTGGTGTTGGTGTTGGTGCTGGTGTTGGTGCTGGTATATTTCCGTCTAACATATTTCCATCTGACATATTTATTCTCCCTATTTTACCGATTTGTTTTCGTATTTTATAATATTTTAATTAATTATATAATAAAAGCGTTTAAAAGTAAATAATTTATTTAATAAACCTCTTCATTTTCATAATTTCTTTTTAAATCATTTGCTTTTACAAATTCTTTTATTTTATTTTCTTTTTGTTTTAATTTAATATTTTCTTTTTCAAATTCTAAATTAGCGGATTTTAAAGCTTCAATTTCAATTTTATTTGTTCTTATTTCTCTTTCATAAAGTCGTTGTTTTAATAAAGCCTCTTTTCTTTCGTCTGCATATTTACGCTCTTGTCCCTCTTCTTGCATAGTTGAAAATTCAGGAATAAAAGGCGTTTCAAAATGTTTACAATTCAAACCAAAAAGTCCAGCAATTTCACCGTAACTTGTACTTCCAAAATCCCTATATTCAATTGAGTTTCCACTTGCATCTTTAACATAACCATTACTTCCACTTAGTGAGTAAAGTTGCCCCTCATCAGGAGAACATAATGGTCTAGCGTCGGCGTGGCTGGATACTTCTATTATATCAATACCCCACTCTTTAAACTTCTCCTGTTGTACTGTTATTTCTATATTTTTGGCTATAGAACCGTTTACAATTTCAATATAAGGATTTTGGTTATATTTTTTATCTTTATCAACTTTAGCTGGAATTCCTTTATTAACCATTTTTTTAATATTATCTTTTAAAATTTCTTTAGGTTTATTAATATTATTTTTTAATTCTAAATTAACATTTTTTATAATATTATAATATTCTATTTTGCTATTTTGTAATAAAGTTGCATTAATTTTATTATAATCTTTAAGTGATAATTTTCTTTTCTTATTAATTATATCTTGTATTTCTTGAGAAATAAGAGGCTTTTCAGATTTCTTTAAAAATCCACCAGCAACCGCTTTTTTTATAAATGATGAAAACTGACTAACGCTTTCAGTTGCTTTTTTAGTAATAAAAGTAGTTAGTAAACTAAATAAAGTATAAGTTTTTCCTTGAGTATTTGAATTAATAATTTTAACATTTTCTTTTAATAATTTATTCTTTTCTTGTAATTTTTCCTGCTCCCAATTTTCAATCTGTTTTTCTGTTAATTCTTCATCAACAAAATCATCTTTAAATTTTGATGTAATATTAATAATTAATTCATATTCAACTTTATTATAAATCTTTTTAATTTTTTTATTAGCTTCTTGACTATTCATAATTTAATTTTTTATTATTAATATCTTCTTTAATCATAATGCTATCATTTTCAATATTTAATTCTTTTATTTTTTCCTGTCCTATTTCTTCTAACATTTTTAAAGCTTCTTCGTCTGTAAAATTGCAATATTTAATCAAAAAATATTTATGAGATATTAAACCATTCTTAACCCAATTTTCTGCTTCTTTTCTAATAGATACATCATCATTAATTATACTATCATCAAAAAATATATTAATATCATAATCATTTGTTGAAAATTCAGACAATCCGATAACATTGTCAAATCCTATATTTAAAATAGACTTAATTAGTCCTTTTAATTCTGCAATTAGTAGCTCTTCATGTTTTATTTTATTAAGAAAAGTATTACTTTTTTCCGATATTACCTCAGTCGCTGTTTTAGCTGGAAC